TAAGAGCAACTGAACCCTCTGTGAAAGCTGCGTCAGCTAGTAATTTAATACCGCCTTCAAAGAATACTTTTGTTCCGAAGTTTGCTAACGGTTGGATTCTTAACCCTTGTCCTATTGGGCTATCAATAACTTTTGTTTGTTCTGGGAAAGCTTGCCCTCTACCAGTTGAAATATGTGAACATAAGATACCAGCTATTTTATGTAAGTAACCTGCTGGTTGTCCTAACCATATTTCTGCTTGTGTCCATAATTGGCTTGAAGCCATGAATACTGGGATACCATCTAACATACCACGATATCCTCTATTGATTTCTGGTAAAGTTTCTACATCAACATCAATAGCGCCACTAGCAAGAATTTCTTGTGCGAAGTTTGATCCACCAACGATTACTGAACCTTTAACACGCAAGTCAGTAAACACAGATGGTCTTAAAATCCAAATTCTACCATTTTGTGGGTAGTAAGCATGATAAATGCCATCTCCATCATTAAGTAATTCACTCGTTGCTAGCATTTGAGTTAAAGCGTTTCCTGCTGTGCTTGGATCGTAAGTAATAATCTTGTCTGTTTCTGCGCCAGCGGTAATAACAGCATTAACTACTGCTTGAATTTGAGTAGCCATTGTAGCCGAGTTAATACCAATAGTGATATTCTTACCAATTTCTCTTGCTCTAACTTGGATACTTGATACTCCACCAAGTGAAAGTTTTTGTTGAGATACTGGCACATCTTCTGGTGCATCGTAGTTGAATAAGAACTCGATAAATTCTTCATCTAAACCGATTGCAGGAATAGCTGTTTCATCAAACCAACCGCCATTATTAGTAGCGCCTAATTTTCTCCACTTACCTGTTGATGGTTTAACTTTAGGAACACGAACTCCACCAGCACCCATATCTTTAGTTGTAATTTCTGTTAATCCTAAACCATCTCTATAAATTTGGTCTTGGACTAATCTCTCTATAATCCATTCCGATACCGCTACATGAAGTGCCGTATCATTAACTCCTGTAAATGTTGCGAAAGCCATTTTTTTTCACTCCTTTTGTGATTTTAGTTACTGACTATAAAAGCCTTTAACTATGCCTTTTCTTTTTGCTTCTTTGTCTGGAGTAGTGTCTTTAGTCCTAATTTTTTGTTGAATACTTCCATTAGGCATTTTCTTCTCTAATTCTTCAAATTTTTTATTCAATTCTTCAATTTTAGAATCTTTGTCCTCCAGCAATTTATTATACTTTTCATCTATTGATTTCATTTTCTCATCAAATTTGGCATTAAACTTATCAGATTCATCTTTAGCAATTCTTTCAGCTTCTAGTTTTTCCGCTTCTAATCTAACTTTTTCTGCCTCTACTTCTTTTTCAGCAGCCAACTTTTCAGCTTCTAACTTATCTGCCTCTGCTTTTTCAGCGGCTAATCTTTCATCTTCTAGTCTTTTTGCCTCTTTTTCAGCTTCAATCTTTGCATTTTCTGCAATTTGTTCTGGTGTTAATTCTGGCATAATATTATTCCCCTTTTCTTTTTTATTCTTTTTTAAAAATCCGAACATAATTTCACTCCTTTAACTACTAATAACCAACGGACTATATTCCGAGTTACTTATGCTTATGCACATTTCACAAGGTAATCGGTTAATTACTTTCGATAAACTTGATATATTTTTAGGCTGTGATGCCTTTGTTCCTTAATAGAATGTAAGATAGCAACGACAATTAAAGCGTTCATAATTAGGCAATCCGCTATGTGCTGGATATAATCCTTTAATACCAGCAACCTCAAAGTAGTTATATATATCAACCACTTGTCTATCTATCCCATTATGAAATATTGTCTTTCTTACTTTACTATCTCGTTGAGTGTTCCATTGTTTCATTTTCTTATTCAATATAGTTGCGTTTAAATTCATACTTATATTGTTGTTAGTTTCAATTAAATCTGTTCTTTGTTTCATTTCCTCAAAATATTCATAATCGCTAGATACATTGATATTTGGCGCTTTTTGTGGTATAATAGAAGTGAGGTAAGATAGTGTTTTGTGATTTATTTCTTTAAATTCAACAATAAGATTTGCTAGTTTTCCATCACCCACAAGAGCCTCATCAACCAATTCTAAAATCACATCTGATTCATGGATATTTTCAATCTTTGTTATAAATAAAGCATTTGTTGAAATTGCTGGGGATACCCCATTAGATAAATACTCCATAAAATATATAGCCAACAATACTAGCAACACATAATCATCTTTATTATCTTTATGTTTATATTGTAAATTTATATAACCATTAAAATATTCTTCTCTTAATTTAACAAAATTTATAGGTTTCATATCCTATTCCTCTATAACAACTTTGTCTGATTGCTCTTTGGTTTCATTGGTTTCAACAATTCCTTTTCCGCCTTTCCTACCGTTAGGATTTGTCATGCTATTTTCAAAGGCTGAAATTCCTATTTCTGCAGTCATCAAAGCTATTTGTCTTTGTTCCTCGAATTTTCTATCTACCATTTCTTTGATTTGGTTATCGTCTTTATCTGGATTTATCAATTTGAATAAATCTTCTGTGGACATACCTAATTCTTTATATACTCTCAATTCTTCAAGTGATACAAGTTTATTAACCATATTTTGAGAACTGAATTTTAAGGTAATATCGTCTGGTTGATTATAAAAATCTCTCCAACGCTTAATAAATGGCATGAAAGCATTTTTGAATATATCTCTTTTATCATAAATGTAAGCAACTGTCTTTTGACTTTCACTAGCGATTTGTGTAGCTGTTTTAGAGCCACCGCTTGCATCTTTCAAGAATGAAGCTAAATCACTACCTGATATTCCAATTTGGAAAGCCATCTTCTCAACTGTGTTATTTCTTACTTTAATCCATTCATCAGGTCTTAAGTCAAATTGTATTACAATAGGTTTTTGATCATCTGTATTAACCATAGGCATTTTAGTATACATAAGGCTATCATACCCTGCATAATAAGATTGATAAACACTATCTGTTGGATTACGCATTTGTTCTGGTAGCAATACTTTACCTCTAGCAAGATACATATCGGTATCTAACGCACTTTCAGCGTATTCATAGTCAATAAGATACTTAAAGATATTTAACAACGCACTCTCGCCCATTTTTATTTCTGGAATACGGTTTGTTGTTGTATATTTGATTATATCTACACCTAAATCATCAGTAAATTTAATTGGTATATCTACACTAATTTGAATATCTGGAAACTCTTTCTTAATTTGCTTTTGAATATTCTTTGGTAATTGTTCCCATTTAACATCATTTGTTTCTGAAATATCGAAAGATTGAGCTGTTGTAACGTTACTTGTTCCTCTTTTGATATTAAAACTCTTAATTGGATTCAAATTATCATCATAAAATCTTTCTTCTACTAGATAATAATGGTCTTCTTGTGGTACTCTATTTCTTCCTCGACTGATTTTAGCTGTATAATAAGCAATAAAGCCAGTAAAACGACTACAATTATTTCTTAAATCAACCTCATAAAAGCATTGGTCTATTCTATATGGCATAATTACAAGGTCGCTATCGCCATTTACATAAGAAACAGCTAAAGATGTTCCACCTGCAAGAGCAAATTCTAGTAAAGTCTTGAAAGTATCTTGGAATTTATACTCATCAGACCAAAAATTAAATAATTCTAATGTTTTATTGACATTATCTTGTGGGTTTTTCTCTTTTTTAGTATTTTCAAAGAAAATTCTACCACCTATAATCAATTTCGTTAATTCTTTTACTATTGTATTACCTATCCCTGTGGACATGATACCAGCACTAGGATTATGTATTTCAGGAACATACCCTTGATACCAATACAAAGAACGCCTAATAGCATTATAATAATAAAATTTCATGTTTGCTGGAACTAATTGATAAAATGTATCTCTTATTACTGGTGCATATGTAGATTGAGGATTAAATCCTAATCTTTGCGTCATTTCATTAGCAATATTCATTGTGCTATCTAAAGATGATGCTGTCGCCATTATTGTCCACCGCCCTTTCCACTATAATCTCTTAATTGATATGGTGTTGAAGCATGATAAGCTACTGGATATCTTATTGCATCTGTCATATCATTCGGTATTAAATCATTGAATTTGTCTGGATTATCTTCTTCCCAACATACCGTTTCTAATTCATTAAACAGCATACTTGGGTGAATTTCTTGATTTGTTAGCAATTCTTTCCATGATTCATCTGTTAAATACAACATTTTATTTACAAAAGCATTGTTTACTTTTGCTGTTGTATCGATTAAATCCTTTTTAGTAAACTTAATTATCGCTAAATTTCTAAATGGTGCTAAATCATGCTCTAAGTTAGCAATTAAGTCTGTATTATGTCCATCTACTACGAATGTGATTTTGACATTAAACAGATTATACTTCTCAACTAACTCTTTTAACCATTTGGTTACATATATTTCTGTCATTTTAGTATTTCGTATCTGTCCGTTTTTATCTGGGTCATGATAAAGCATATCACTTAATTTACATACTAATCTACCATTATTGAATTGTAAAATAGGCATAAATATTGTCTTATCTCTAGTTGTTGAGCCATCTACACCGACATATACTTGAAATATATTTTGTGTAACACATTCCCACTTAGCTGGTAATACATGGACAATTTCGGTAAAAGCGCCATAAACAAGGTCATTACCACCAACAGGAATACCCATAAACATATATTTGTAATTGTTAGGGTTTAATTCTCTTTCCTGATGTATCATGCTTAATGTTGCTTTATTAAGTAAAGTTTTGATATCATGCCAATTTGTTTCTATTGTTAGAAATGTAGAATCTCTTTCTTTTTCTCTACACCACACATTAAATTTACCATTTATATTTCTATCTCTATTACCTAAATAAATGATTTTACCGTTTTCATCATCTAAGAAACGCACATAAGTAGCAATAGCTTGATTAAGCAACTCATTTCCATCAGAGCTTCCACTAAATATTTCTTGTGTTTCTTCTATTACAATCAATTTAACTTTTCTTTCAGCTGTTTTACCTCTTGATTGGTTTGAGCCTGACTTACTACCCATACCAACGCCACTAAACAATATTTGATTCCCTGCTGGCATTGTAATCATAAGAGGTGGACTACTTCTAAAATTTATTTTAACGAATTTATCTAACGGTAATATTTGAAAGAATAACTTTTTAAGCTCTAAAAATACCGATTGTTTAAGCTGACTACTGTTTGCTCTAAGGATTACGATATCAAATTTAGGCTCATTTATGGCTGTTAAACACACTAAATCACGCATATTGAATGTTTTTCCGCCTAATCTGCCACTTATATTCAAGAAATTAAAGATTTTTCGCTTATAAATCCTTTCTAAATCACTATTTGACATCCACATCGGCTGAAATTTCCTAATTCGATATAATCTTCTAGTTTCTTCCATACTTTAATCCTCTGTTAATTCATAATCACCAATTATTTCAATCTCTAAATGTATCGTGTTTTTCGCTAATTGTTCAGCTTCTTGGCGATTTCTATATTCCATTTGTCGTTTATTGTTCATTATATATTGTGCTGCTGTTGCATTTGCAGGTATCCATTTTTCATATGTTTCTATTTGCGTGCTTATTCTATCTCGTTCATTTACCCTTTTTATTTTACGAGTTTCAGTTTTAAAATAGCCTTTAGCCGCCATATTTAATGCTTGTTCAACCTCATCTATGGAATCAGCTCTACCTCTATCAATAGCATCATATATCTCTTGATTTTCCCTTGATGTATCATGCAACCACCTTTGTGTTACATTAAAACAACCAGCAATCTCTACGAAAGGTATTTTACTCTTTGACATACCTTCTAGCAATACTAGTCCATTTTTAGATTTAAGAAACGTTAATTTATCTTCTTCAACCATTTTATAAAATTCTTTATTCTCTAAATACTCTTTTGTTTGCCTTACCGCTTCTTTTAACTTGGATTCTCGTTCCTTGATTAAATTATTTACATACTGATTACTTTTGTAATTCGGATCATACGCCATTTAACCAATTCCTCCAATCATGTATTGACATCTTTTACTGCTCTATATTTTTTAACTCAAATTATTTTTTAAGAAGAAAAGCCGTTATTCTATCTTAAACTATATCTTTATCTGTTACCCTATATAAGTGAACGAAATCATTATCATCTGTATATCCTAACTGTATTCTATATGATTCGGCACCATGTGATTTCAATTCTTGTTTAATTTCTTTTAGTTTTTTCATTATTCCACTTTCAAGTATAGTTTCTTTTCCACCTAATTCATGTTGATAATTACTAAACTTTGCACTATACCAAACATCTAC